TGGCATGCCGCCCCTTTCGAAAAAATGGGCAAAATATCAAAATGTTAAGATGCCGTTCATCTTGACAATCTGCCTCTTTTGATGTATGGTCTGACCGAGGAATTGGCCGCCGCTGGCGTTCGCGTTTTTGAGAGCGGCCGGGTCTCATATCCGGAACGATATTCGGTCTACGCGGCCCTGTATGGGGAAGCCGACCGGACGATCCGGAGCTGGGTGGCCCACGGCAAGAAAGTCGGGGCGCTTCCCCCTCTTCATGATCCGGCGGCCCTGGCCACCTGGTGGAAGAGCCACCGAAAGAATTCAGTTCCTCGCCAGATTCTCGATCTTGCTTTCCAGGCTCGGAAAGATAAAGAGCCAGAGATCGAATTGCCCAAAGTGACGGCTAGCGATCCGGAAGATGATGAAAAGAAAGGGCGCTTCGCGCCTGTTGAGGTTTCGCCTGATTTGTCGGGGGCTGATGAAGCGCTTCGACAATCGCGAGAAATGGCGTCGGCTGCCTATCGCAAAATGCGAGATGCGGAAAGGGCGGGGGAAGTGACCGAGGTCGCGATGTGGCGGGAGGAATGGTCAAGCCTAGTCGAGACTCAACGGAAATGGGAGAAGGACTTTAACCGGATTCAGGAAGACCGGGGCCTGCTGGTGCGGAAATCGACTATGCAGGTCGAGGTCTCGGCGGTGGCTTCAGTCCTGCAGCGTGCTTTCCTGGCCTCGATGGAGTCTCTTTTGAAGCGTCATTGCCCGGATTTGCCACCGGCAGAGCGACGTCGAATCGCGGTGAAGCAACGTGACAGATGCTTCGATGTGCTGCAGAGCGGGTATTTTGGGGAGAATCTGTTTTCGGAAAATGAGCCAGCCGCCATCGTGTGAGGAATCCGAGCTTGTCCGTGATGTTTTCGCGGCGGTTTTCCTGGGGAGTCCGACAAAACCGGTTTGGGAGTTTGCCGACGAATCGGTTTTTCTCAGCGAGCAGCAGTCGGCCGAGCTTGCCCGGTATGATTCGGCAGAGACTCCATGGACTCGGGAGATCCAAGACGCCATCCGCGACCCTGAGACGCTCGAGGTCGCCTGCATGAAGGCATCCCGGACTGGAGTTTCGGAGGCGGGGTACAATGTGTTTCGATACATGCCTCTTTTCTATCCGGGGAATGCTTTGCTTGGGCTCAACTCACTCGAGAAAGCCCGGGATGTGATGAAGCGGGATCTCATCCCATCGATCAAGGCATTGGCCCGGGAAAAACTCACCGGTGATCCCAACGACATCACCGGAACCCGAATTCGGATGAAACACATGGATATCAAGGCGACCGGGTCGGGGTCGCCTTCGGCATTCCGGGGTGAATGGTATCGATTTGTTCTCCTCGACGAGCTGGAGGATCACCAGGTGTTACCCGATGGCACGACTTATGACTTGGTAAAGTCTCGATTTGCCACGGTTTCGGATTACCTCTTGATGGTGATCGGGAAACCTCAGGCGGAAGGCGGCCCGGTGCATGATGCCTACCTCCGAGGAACCCAAGAAAAATGGATGGTGCCCTGTCCGAGGTGCTCGGTGAGAATTGAGTTTAAATGGGATCAAATGCGCTATTCTCACGCCCGCGACGAGATGGGCGAGTGGGATCTCGACCTTGTCGGCCGGGATACCTGGTATCAATGCCAGCTTTGCGACGGCCGGATCGATGAATCGGAAAAATTCTCCATGGTCGGAGCTGGGGAATGGGTCGCCACGCCAAAAAATGAGCGCATCGGGTTTCGTGGGAAGCCCGTAGCGGCAGAACCAGGCCGCCGATCGTTTCACATTTCGGCTCTTTACTCGCCATTTCCTCAAGTCACCTGGGGAAAATTGGCTCAAATGTGGGTCGCCTGCTCTCATATCAATGTATCGGAGGGCAAGAAAGACGACTTTTGGAAAGATAAACTTGGTCTTCCGGTCGCGCCGAAAGAGCTGCACATCACGAATGAGACCATTCTGGCGCTGGTTGGCGGCTATTCCGAGACCGTCTATCTTGAAACCCGAGACAAAGAAACGGGGAAAATGACCTCGAAACCTCACACCCGGCACCATGGCGAGCGATTTTCGCTCTGTTTTGGCAAAGAGGGTAAATGGATTGCCGATCTGCCGGTGGATCCGATATTGATAACGATCGCGGTGGACAAGCAGGCGCATTTCTTAAAATTCACCGTCCTGGCCTGGAATGAAGCCGGCGAGTCGTGGCTAATCGACTACGGCGTGACCGATGAGGTCAAGCTGTTGACCGAGATTCGCGTTCGCGAGTATCGGTTCGAGGGGCGCACCCATCGGATCTACGGCGGCGTGATGGATCGCGGTTACGCTCCGAGGTCAGTCTACAAAACCTGTGCGGCGGCTCAAAAAATGGGCTGGCATCTCTACCCGTCGCTGGGATCTGGCTCGGAAAATGACCGCTACACCGCCGACTCTCTAAGGGAAAAAGAAGACACCCTGAAAAGCGGCCACCGCGTCCGTTACTACCAATATCACGACCACTCGATCAAGTTTGATTTTTACTTCGGCTGCGTCCAGAATCGCGAGGCCCCGCGCCTCTACCTCCCCGACCCGGTGCCGCAGGACATCGTGACCGAGCTCACCTCGGAATACTGGGACGAGGACAAGCAACGATTCATTCACGACAAGACCCTCGGGCCGAATGACTACGGTGACACGCTGAAGATGCAAAAGGGCGTGGTCTGGCCGGTGATCGTGGGGCCGCTGGCAAAAGCTTTTCGGGAAAAACGCGTGTAGGCTTTGACGTCGGGCGGTTGAAACAATGGCCGCCCATCCCGCTCTAGTCCGCACCTATGTCCGCCAGTATTCGCCGGCCGAGCTTCGCGCCCGTGAAAAGGTGCTCGCCGATTACCTGGGGAATCCCGACAACGTGACCAGTGAAACGCTAGCCGAAGTCGGTTATTCCCTCGAGGGAAAGACCCGCGGCGAGATCATCGAGGAGATCGAGACGGTGGAAGCGGCGCTGAAGCAGGCGGAAGGAACGGATGTGAATTCGGTCGTTTCCTCCCGCTTCATCGACATGAGCACCCGCCCGATCGAATGACTCTTCATCTACCCGACACTTTGAACCGGTCCAGCCTGGGCCGTCGCCGCAAGAAAAAGCCATCGACTGGCGCCCGCGTGATGATGCCAGACGGCAGCATGAAGGCGCTTGACGCTACTTTCACGCTGTCCGGAGGTGGCACCGGTTTTTCGGCTGCCCATCGCTCGGGTAATCGTGGTTACGTGGTTTTTCCGCAGCTCGACACCCGTCGCGAGATCACTACGCTTTCGAGGACTGAGATGCTTCGCAAAAGCCGGTGGCTCTACGATAACGTAGGATTTGCCAAGCGAACGGTCTCGGGGATCTCTCGCATGATGGGGGCGATGCACCCGGATCCGGTGACAAAAGATTCGGAGTGGAAAAAGGAAGCCTTGGCCTATTTCTGGGGCGTGGCCAAGTCGCCGCTTCTCTTTTGCCGGCCCGGGAAGTTTAACTTTCTTTCGTATCAACGCTTTATCACTCGCCGCTGGTTGATTGATGGGGATATGGCTCACGTATTTTCAATGGGGCCGACCGGGTCGACGATGGTCGCGCCCTATGAAGCGCACCAGATTCGAGATGATGGCGAGCTTGATGGCGATTGGTATGATGGCGTTCAGGTCGACGACGGAAACCGGTTGCGCCGTATTGGGATCGCTGACCTCGACAGTGGATCCATCCGCACTTACACTGCCGGCGAAGCTCTCTTGACGGCTCACTGGGAGCGGGCCGGGCAAGTGCGGGGCGTGACGCCGTTTCACGCTGCGCTTACCCGCATGTTGGACGTGCGCGAGCTTTCCGGCGATATCATGGCGGGGATCAAACGGTCGAATCTGATCGGTTTTTACCTGCACTCACCCGATCCCGGGGCTTCCATGCTGGGTGAGGATGGGCTGGCTGGAGGTCTTCAAACGCATATCGACGAGATTGTCCAGCAGCGTTTGCAGGCCGAGACGGTCGACGGGAATGAATCGAGCGAGACGGCGGTCTCGAATCCTTCGAATAAAGAGGTCAAAATCGAGGATCTCTTCGCCGCGGCCGCCATTCCCGAAATGCGGGGCTTCGAGCCGAAGGTTTTGCACGATGGCCGCCCGCCACAGGCGCAAATGAACCTCATGGACTGGTTCATCCGCGAGTGCTCGCTCTCATTCGACTACCATCCTGAAATTTTGTGGAATGTCGCCTCAATGAACGGCAACACCTCCCGCCTCGTCAAGGAAGACGCCGAGAGCGCCTCCCGCGCGTATCGCGATGCCATCCTCGCGCCGTTCTGCCAGCGCTACTGGTTTCACGTGATCGGGTCGGCGATCGCTCGAGGTGATCTCCGCGAGCCGGATGTCGGCCGGTGGGATGAGGTCGAATGGCAACACCCAAAACGAATGACCATCGATCGCGGGAATGAAGGTCAGCTCAATCTCGATGAGATGCTTCGGCCGGGGGCCCGCACCCTCTCTTATCACTGGGGCGAGCAACAACAGAATTGGGAGCACCACGCCGATCAATGGATGGACGAGATCGACTACTTCGTGACACGCGCCCGCGAGAAAGGCTGGAGTGATTCTCGAGTGGCTGCCCTGGAAAGTAAACTACTCGCTGCGCCGCAAGGGGCCGCTTCGATCGACCCGTCTTTAATGATGGAATCTCCGGAGCCATCCACCCCTGACGAAGAAGAGCCGCCCGCCGAACCTGAAGAGCCGACTGGCATGGGTGAATTATTGAAAATCTAGAAAACCCTTTGTTCTACGTAGAAAACAGTACAAATGACCAGAAATAGCTTGACTAACTTCATTTCCTGTCTCCAGACCGATCTTCGGATCGCGCCGTGGGAGATGTTGCCTATTCATCGGCAGGGTCTGGTGGATATGTTGGCCCGGTTGGAGTCTGCCGATATCCTGGCGCTTTTCGAGCTGGTCGAGCCGCCTCGCGATGATCGATTTCGGGGAAATGTCGCCGTCGCCGAGACTGGCAAGCAGGCAGTGGTGCACGTGGAGGGTCCGCTCTATAGCAATGTGCCCGACCCGGTGAAAAACTTCTTTGGACTGGCTGACCTGCAGGATATCAATCACGATGTTGAAGAGCTCGCCCGCGATTCGCAGGTCGAGACCGTGGTCTTCGATCTGGATACGCCTGGCGGTCTGGCTCGACCCTCCGCCGAGACGGCCGAATTGATCCGCGAGCTGGGGAAAGATAAGCGCACTGTGGCCTACAGCGGTCCCAGCGCCATGATGGCGTCGGCCGGATACAAGCTCGGGTCTGCCTGCCATGAAATCAAGGCATCCGAGAGCGCCGATGTCGGTTGTATCGGCACCTATATTGCGCTGGCCGATGATTCGGAGCAGTGGGAAAAGAAAGGGGTCCGGCTGGAACTTCACCGCGACGGCAAATACAAAGCTCTTGGCCACCCCGGAAAACCCATCACCGAAGACGAGAGGGAGCTTCTCGCCGCCGAGACTGCCGAGTGCTCCAAGCGGTTCAAAGATTTTGTGAGGGCCGAGCGGCCGGGGATCAGCGAATCGGCCATGGAGGGCCAGACTTTGGCCGGGCGCGCCGCTCGCGATGCGGGCCTGATCGATGGCACCCGCCGGAATCTCCCGCTTCTCCTGGCCGACGAAATTCGCCGGTCGGCTTTGCGCCCCTCTTGACACTCGAAAACCCCACGATTGCAATCACCAAAATGAGCGACACCCAAGAAAACAACCAGCCGGCAGGGGAGGAGAAGCCTAAAAAGTCTCCCCTGGATGCCATCCAGAACATTTTTGCCAGCCGCGAGGCTCGCGAAGCCCAGGCCGAGGTCGATAGCCTCCAGAGCCAGCTCGCAGAGGCCGCCGAAGAATTCGACCGCATGAAAGCGGATCTGGCCGACACGCAGGCCAAGCTCGAGGCAGCCCTCGCCGAAAACGAAGCGATGAAGGCTGAAGTCGCCAAGCTGAAAGAGGAAATCAAGGCAGCCGACGAGTCCGCCGGTCGCAAAGCCGCCCAGATCGCCCTGGAGAGCCACGCTGATCCCGCCGATCTCGCGCCGAGCGCTCCCAGCGATGCCGAGGTGCTCCCCGCTTCTGAAGCCGAACTCGAGGCCGAACTCGCCAAGATCGAGAGTCACTCTGAAAAATCCGCCCTGATCAAGAAATACAAAGCTGCCCTGAACTAATCCGGGACGCTTGACATTCCGATCAATCACCAAGCAACACCTTTCAATTTAAAGAGATATGGCAAATACAATCGACTCCGAACTGCAGTTGACCGAAATTCTCGACAGCGCGTTGACTGCGTTCCGTCGTGCGGTCCTTCCTCTCCGCTCCTTCGCCACCGTCTACAGCGACGTGGAACTGAAGGGCGACGACAAAATCGCGGTGCCTTACTACCCGCTTTCCACCTCTAACAGCCAGACCCGGGCCGCCGATGGTTCCTATAAATCGCTTGTCACGTCGACCACGACGAACGCTCGCGAGGTGACCATCGACAAAAACAAGGTGCAGGGTCTCAGCTTCACCGGTCGCGAGCGTGCTCGGCAGCCGATGTTCGACCCCGTCCGACACGGCGAGCTAAAAGGACATAAGCTCGCTCTCGATGTGATCGAGGACGTTTTCAGCGTGGTTACCAAAGCGAATTTCTCCGGTGACACGATCGCTGCTTCCACGGCTGCGAACTTCGACGAAGAAGATGTCGCCGACCTCGCCCAGCAGTGTGCCGAGGACGACTGGCCCGAGATGCGCTCGATGGTCCTGAATCCCGCTTTTCACTACAACCTGGTCAAGCAACCTGCGTTAATCGACCAGAGCCAGTCTGGTAGTGGTGCGGTGCTTCGCGAGGGATCCATCATGAATCTGATGGGATTCGAGACGATGATGAGCAACGGAGTGAAGACCAACAATGGCACCGCCACGGCTCTGACCAGCGTGACGAATGCTTCGAACCTCTTCACTCTGGCCAGCCACGGTCTGACCGACGGTGACGTGATCCAATTCACTGCCACAACACTCCCGACCGGGATCAGCGGTTCAACCGATTACTACGTGATCAGCGCCACGACTGACACCTTCCAGGTCAGCGCCACCGAGGGCGGGTCCGCCGTTGCCATCTCCGATGATGGGACTGCGGTGGCCTTCACCGAGTACGAAAGGATCGCTGGATTTGTGGCCGCTGGTTCGCCGGTGCTCTGCGCGTTTGCTCCGGTTCCTCCAACTGATGGAGTGCGGCAGCTGCTCATCGATTACAGGCAGGTGACCGACCAGGCATCTGGCGCTGTGTTGGAATACAAGCGGATTGCTTACCCCGACACCGACGAAGAGGCCCAATTCATCGAGGCGCACTACGGATACGCCGTCGGCGAAGGTGCCGGGCTGAAGCGGATCATCTCAACCACGTAATTGGTAACTCTCCAGCCCCGCTAAAGGTATTATGCGCCAAGGAATCATCATAGGGATCTGCCGCGAGACTGGCTCTTCGGAGCCGATCTCTGGTATGCTCCCCTACGACCAGGCCCGGGCTACGCTTCGGGAGCTGGCAGCCGAGCCAAGCCGCTTCGATCAACTCGAGCTTTGGACCCGCCGAGGACTGGCCAAGATGGCCCGCCCGATCTCCAGGCTCCAGCCCGAGGAAGCCGAAAAAGCGCCGGCACCCCGGAAGAAACGAACTTCAAAAAAAGCCGCATCCGCCCCGCCAGCCGAGGCGACGGCCCCCAAGTCAGAACCCGAATAATCACCTGATCCCGTGGGCCGGCGGGAAGTCTCCGGCTCATTCACTTTTTTTCATCTAGTCTTCTTCCCCATGAAGTTACCCCAGTTTCCGGATCTGGGGGCACCCTCCCAAAACCGGATCCCTTTTCTTTCCCATGGCCCGCGCCTCACTCATCGCCGCCCGCAAGCGAGCTTTTGCCCGCCTCGCCGATGATCACCCCGGGACCATTCTGTTTCTCGATGCCGCCTCGCTCGGCGTATCCACCTACGCCCTGGCCTGCGCGATCGTGCTGGGCCAAGAAAGCCGCGAGAGCAGCACCGAGGGATTCTATCGCCTGCGCTCCGCTACGGTCTACATCGCCAAGAGCACCCTGGCCACCTTGCCGAGTCTCGACAATCGGCCCCGCGTGCGCCTGACGCCCGAGAGTGGATCGGCTGAAGACTTCCGGGTGTTCGAGGCTCACGACCAGGCGGGCGATCATTGGCTGCTGAAGCTCGGACAGTTTGACTAGGCTCGGATCTCTATGGCCCGCCACCGCACCCGAATCGCTATCTGGACGAACGAGGAAGAACTGCTCGAGATTCGCAGTTACCTGGCCGAAGCGAGCGAAAGCGACCCCAGGCTTGCCACGCTGGGCAAGCTGGCCGTGGCGGTGCAAAACGAACTCGATCACCTGAAGTACTGCGAATTACCCCAGGATCACCCCGCTAGAGTCGATCCTGATTACCCGCCTGACGCCTATCTCTTCGAGGCTATGGCAGTGGAAGCATAGCATGAAGAACGAAATCGAAAATGGCCTGATCGCCTTCATCGATGCCGCCATCCGGCAACGTGACACCCTGGACCCGGGCGACGATTTGCCGATCGCCCTGCATGCGGCTAGCGCCGGCGCTTCCATCGATGAGACGCAGCCCTACATCGTGGCCCAGGTCTCGGAGATACCGCACTTGATCGGCGGGCTTTCCATCGTCGACGCTCTAGTCCTGGTGAGCAGTCCGCACGCTACCGGCTACGAGACCGTGCACGCCACCTGGCATCGATTCCTTCGCGATATCTTCGCGCCGCCCGTGCCGCCCGCTCTGGCCGCGAATGCCGCGCACCTCTCCGAATACCTCGAGGGCGCCAGCGCCGACGAGATATCAAGCAAGGGCTTCGCCGTGGGGGGCTTTCCGCAGGGCGACACAGGCACTTTGAAGCAAGACGGCGTCTCCCTGAAGATCGGCGTCGCCCTGGATGATCCGACACCGTTGGTCTCCAGCGGAGATATTACCATTTCATAATGAGCACCACCACCACGACCAGCAGCCAGAAAAAAGGCATCGATTGGGCTGTTGAAGCGCAAAAGATTGATTGGGATCGGCGCGATTGCGAGATCCGCCGAGACTACGGGGTCAGCGCGACCACCATGCACTACATGCGGAAAAAATACGGCCGCCCTCGGCGCGAGTCTTAGACAACCCGTATTCAGTAATCAGTAATCAGTAACCAGTGAAGCTATGGCCTTTGGAGTAACGAATCTTTTTTCCCTGACTGCCCCATCAACGGGCTATGTGAACCGCTCGCGGCAATCGAAATC